TGGCAGGAGATTCCAAATGAAGTGTTATACAAAACACAACAGCAAATTCCTAGCCAATCTAGAATGTAGATTACAAGAATCAGCTAAACACGCAGCAGATAATCTTAGAATCTCACATCTTAAATCCAATGGAGAATCTTGTGCAACTTGTGATCATTGTAAAAGATACAAATACACATATCACTGTGAATCTAAAATGAAAGTAATCTCTCTGTATCAAATCTGCGCAATGCACACTTCATCTATCTAATCTAAAAGGGGAGGGGTTGACAGCCTCTCCACCTTATGGCAGAATGCGTACTCTGGTTTGGAAGTACCAGCGAAAGAAACTTCCAATCTCTCTCAAATCTTTTTATCTAGAAAAGGAAACACATATTATGAACGCTCCCGTTCAAGCAAACTTCGACAACAAAGTTGATTCCAAAGAATGCAAGTTCCACTTCAAGAAAGTTATCGACAAAGATAGCGGAATTGAAACCAAGCGCCCGACAGTTGAATTGAATCTTCCCGTTCCTAGCGTAGAAGGTATCATTGCAATTCTGGAAGCTGGCGGAAAACAATTGGAACTTCTGCAAGCTGCGGTAGCAGATATTGTAATTGCTCAAGCTCGCTCGATTCTGAATGACAATGAAGCAATGAATGCAGAATCTTTCCCGTTTGCACAAGTTGCTTGGGATTTCATTGCCAATATGCCGGAAGCAGAAAAGCGTGGCCGTGGAATTCCGAAAGAATTGTGGGAAGAATTTGTTTCGGATTACATTGCTGTTATGCCGGCAGTTACTGGCAAATCAACTGAGCAAGTTTCTCTGGCTGCTAAACTGTTCATCAATAAGTTCCAGCAAGTTAAGACTAACAAGCCGGTTGTTCAGAAACTCCGTGAGCAGCTTTCGATCTATGCTAATAACTCTAAGCAAGCTGAGAACTTTGTTGATTGCATCAAGTTCTTGGATGACAAAGCAGAAGCATTGCTTGAGGCTGATGAGACTGCACTGCTCGCTAATCTGTAATTGATTTATCTATCCTCCTTCATCCTTCATCTACCATCCTTCAATCTCCAAAAGGATATAGATACAAAGATGAGGGAGGATTAGTAAACTAATTAAAGAATTCAAATACAAATGTCAATCGAACAACAAACATCCAGATACTTACCTATCTGGTTACAGCTTAAAGAGAAAGGAGAGTGCAAGATAACTGCACCTCCCCAATTCCATAAGCGTATAGTAAAAGCATTAAAGAAACGAAGAGACAAAGACACTCTCTTTCTGTATCAATTAGCAGAGTCAAACCGGAAGCACACAATCAAATACAAAATCAATGGAACAGTAATTCACTTCAGACTTATAGTAGAATTATCTTTGAGAGGATTATAGAAATGTTCAATCTACTTACAATGTCAGATATCTTATTCCTTACAATCATGACAGCCATCTTCTATTCAGTTTATATTGTATTCAAGGATCTATAACATGATATCGAAACTATTCGCATTTGTATACATAGTCCTAACTTGCTTCTTCATTATAAATGAATTCCTATTAGGACTTGCAATGCTCACCCCTCTGATTATTCTCATGCACGAAACTAACAAAGGAAATGAATAGAATGAATGCCATCTCTACTGAATTGCAAATGAAAATCTCCTCATTGCAACAAGCCATCTTAGAGACCCACCCAAAGCTTCCTATCCTCCTCAAAGAAATCCATACAATGCTAAAGAATGATCCTGCGATTGTAACAGTTCTTTCTGAAGAGGATATCTCGGTGATTGTAAACGGCCTGAAACAACAAACCAAAACTGAGATTACACAATCCTCACTAAAGAAAAAGACATCATTGAAAGGTGTTAGTCTTGCCGATCTCTAGTCTTGAGAGACTCAAACAACAACTGGAAATACAAAACAAACCATTCCCAGTTGAGTTCCTTCTCATTCTCTACGAACGAGGTTCTTCAAAAGATTTGTATTGCAATTACTTTGAAGGATTCAAACTCTTAGTGCAATGGCTTGGCCCAATACAACTAACACCACATTCAGAACCTCTACACAGACTACATAGAACATACGAAATTCAAGAACTCGCAAACATTCTACATACAACTCAAGAGAATCTAAATCATGGATATCAGACTTGCCTCTCTATCATACAGCTCTCTCCTTACATTGCATTCATGCCCAAGGAAATACCAATTATACAGGATGAATGCGAAGATCAATGAATCAGAAGATCAGACATCCTCTGTCACATTTGCATTCGGTCATGTAGTTGGACTAGGTATCCAAGAATACATTACACACCATGACATTGACAAAACCTACATGGCCTGCTTCCTCATGTGGGAACCTGATCTTCTACAAGATAATCCCAAACAAAACAAATCTTTCTGGACAGCAATGGCAGCAGTAGATCGTTTCATATCCATGTGCAATTCAGGTTTCATGAAAGATTGGAGCCTTGCAGTATACAATGGCAAACCTGCAACTGAATTATCTTTCATTGTGCAATTCCCTGATGGATTCACATACAAAGGTTACGTTGATGCAGTTCTGCAACACAATGAAACTGGTGAGGTAATGGTACTAGAAGTTAAAACCACATCAGCTAACAATGTAGCAGCAGCAACATACAAGAACTCTGCACAAGCCATTGGCTATTCTATTGTATTAGACTCTTTGTTTCCAGACCTCTCAGCATATCAAGTTCAATATCTAATCTACAAAACTAAAGCACAAGACTATGATGTAATGAATTTCGAGAAGTCATACCTAGACAGAGCATTGTGGATTAGAACTCTTCTCCTTGACATCGATACAATCAAGATGTATGAAGAGGCAAGCATCTATCCAATGCGAGGACAATCATGTAATGACTTCTACAGAGAGTGCGAATATTTCGGACTATGTACTCTAGCAACTGAATCAATTACTGAACCATTAAGTGAAGAGGATCACGAAAAGATAGTACACAGGAATGAAACTGAGTTCCAAATCACACTGACAATCCAAGATCTAATTGATTCACAATTGCGAAAGGAGTAGTAAAATACAATGAGACCTTCAGAGTCAGAAAGGCTAGAACTTCTCCTTAGCGTATCAGAGAAACAACATAAACTAATAATATCTATACTGCGTCAACACATAATATATCTGGATACATCGTGGAATTATGTACAGCAAACAAATCCACAATTATATGCTGAGGCAAATGTTGCAGAATTTAGACAGCGCACTCTCTATCTACTTAATGAGGTATTAAAAACATATGAAACTAACAACTGAAAATTCTACAATAGTAACAATCGACAAGAAGCTTGTAGATGCAGAGTTTGAAAGGTATTGTATTGAACTTGAAGATGATGAATCAATACAAACAGAGGAAGAATTTGAAAAAAGATTATCAGATCACATGATTGAATTCATGCTTTCAATGGGTAAAAAGGAAACAAAACAATGAAACTCACTGACAAACTACCATCAGCAACGCACCGTGTCTTAATCTTCGGTGCTCCTAAAACTGGAAAGACACAGCTTGCTGCTACATTAGCATCTAAATACAAACTCATTTGGTTCGATCTGGAAAACGGATATGGCACATTACTTAAACTCCCGAAAGATCAACAAGAGAATATCGAACTTATCTCAATCCCAGATAGCAAGACTTTCCCCATTGCGATTGAAACGATGCTCAAAGTTATCACAGGCAATGAGGTATCTATTTGTGAAGAGCATGGCAAAGTATCGTGCCCAATCTGCACAAAGGACGGAAAGGCTGTATCAAAAGTTAGTCTTAAGGATGTAGGTAATGATACAGTTGTAGTGATTGATTCTCTCTCACAACTATCTAACTCAGCAATTGGATTCATTACAAAGGGACAATCTGATGACTACAAGATGGACTTCTCCGATTGGGGTAACTTGAGAGCAGTAGTAGAGAAATTCCTCAGTCAAGTTCAACAAGCTAAATACAATGTAGTCTGTATCTCACATGAAGAAGAAGTAGAAATGGAAGATGGTCGAAAGAAGATAGTACCAGTATGCGGCTCTTCTAAATCATCACGCAATACAGGCAAATACTTTGACCATGTTATATACACTGAGTTGAAAAACAAAAAGCACATTGCCGCATCATCGACAACATACGCAAACAATATCATGACAGGATCACGAACTGACATAGTAATGGATGCAGATATTAATCCCACGCTGTTAAGTATATTCAAAGATACAACACCACAACCAGTCACTCCCGGACAATCTGCATTGAATCAATTGAAGAAAGGAATAGGTAAATAAAATGGACAAGAACATCGTAGCATTAGTTCGTGAAGATACTAAAACAGTAGGTGTACGATTCTTTCCTGATGTGAAAGTAGTATCCAAAGCTGGCGATATAGCAATGGAAGTAGATGACTTTGCCAGGTATGCTAGGACAACTCAAGGAAAAGAATATACATATGTCACAACAAAGAATCTTAAACTTGGTGATCTATGTCTTGTATTTGTAGGTGAGCGTCCAGCGATTGTAGAAGTCACACGAGTAGATGAAACTCTTGCAATCGAACCTAATGCTGCAAAGGAATACAAATGGATTGCTTGTGTATTCGATACTTCTGAGTATGATAAGCTTATGAAGCAGAATGCAGAGGTAGCAAAGATTCTACAAGATAAGTACCAACAGAATGTACGCGCACAGTTCCGTCAAGTATTTCTTGCAGGTGCAGATGACAATCTTCTTAAACTTCTTGATGATGTACTTAAATAATCATGACACTCAAACAAGACATTACAGAAATTCTAACTGAGCGCGGTTCTCGTTACGGTGAGTTTGAAACTCATGCTGCTATCACACAATCACTTAAGATAGTAATGGTTCAAACACCTCAGTGGAAAAACTTAACAGCGTCACAGAAAGAATGCTTGGAAATGGTAGCTCACAAAATTGGAAGGATTTTGAATGGAGATCCTACTTACAAGGACTCTTGGACAGATATCGCAGGCTACTCGACATTGGTAGCAAATCAACTGAAAGATTAGCTGAGTTCTAGCAGCGGCAGTAATTACTAGAACAAACCTTTTGAATCAAATCTCAATCAATCATTCTTTTATAAAGGTAATACAATTATGTCTCTCGATCTCGACTCCATTCTCGATTCCTCCATTGACGATCTGGCTGATCTGCCTGAGTTCCAAGTCTTTCCGAATGGCGTACACAAAGTAATCATCTCGTGGGAAAGCAAAGAAGTTAACAAGCATCCCTGCATGGAACTGAAGATGAAAGCTGTTGAAACTGTTGAGCTTGCCAATCCTGCAGCCGATAGTCCTCTCGCCGCCGGAACTGAATCTTCTGTTCTCTTCATGCTAGATAATGAATTCGGACAAGGTAAATTCAAATCCATCATCAAACAAATCGCTGAAGCAACTGGTAGCACTAAGATCAGCGAAGCAGTTGAGGCATCGAATGGAATGGAAGTGCAAGTAGTTTGCAAAGTACGTCAGAACAAAGACAAGTCGCAATCGTATACTGATGTAACTAAAGTGATTGTCTAATATCCTTTCTGTCACTTAGCTTAAATGCCTCGCTTCTCACAAGGATTGCGGGGCATTTTCACGAATTGACACAAAGAGGAAAAACAAAATGCAATCAACTTGGCAACTAGCAATTAAAAACCTAGACAAAGTAGAATACAATCGCCCTAGGTATGAATCATGTCCATACTGTGCAAGACTATTCGTAAAGCAAATAAATTCTCAGAAGTATTGCACACCTGCTTGTGGAACTGCACAAAGAAATATAAACCTCTCACTTAGGAATCAAAGTAAAAAATGACACGCCTCCTATTTGTAGGAACTCATGCAGATAAAGCATACCTACCTAGACTCAAACCCTG